TTGATTGTCATAGAAATGTTTTTGTGCCATATTAGTCTACCTTTGGTTTTACTGCTTTCGACAGATTAACCTTTGATGTAATAGTAGTACCATCATCAAGTGTTACTGTGCCTGCATTATTAATAAATTGATTATGCAATGCATGTCCAACTTCCCATGCTCCGTCATCGTCATTTATTCTGAACCACTTACTATCTCTGTATTGAAATAATCTTGATGGTTTATAATCTGTTCTTAAGAAATATGAGTCAGTTGTTGGTGAATCTGGAAATTCTTTTCCATATGCCACAGTTGCGTAATCTACATCATCTGGATGATTACTAGGTGTTGCATACATTAAGTTGTTTGTTCTATAGTCCCAGTACTTTCCAGGAACGTTATCTTGTGCTTCAAGTACAACCGCATCTGTGATTTGTAGTTCCTTATTGTAGGTAGACAAAATGTTTTTCAAGTCAGATGCTTCCTCGCCAGTACCAAGAATATCTTTGTATTCTTGTGTATCTTGTAATTGTTTACAACGAACACGCCAAATATGTGGCCACCATCCCGCATCAAAACCTTCAGCACTCTTTGTTGCTTCTTGGACTACCCAGTATTGATTTACAGCATCCATGTCTTTGCCATCATTGCCCTCTAACATCATATCTTCACGCATGTGAGGAAGTTCAATTACGTCACCAGTCATTATTTTACGACCTAGTTGATTAACCATCTCGTTCAAATGGAGAGTGAACACTTGTTGGTCATTACCCAAGAACATACCGAACTGTGATAATTCAAAATCTTGGTCAGATACAGTATATACACCTCTAAGGTCATATACGTCAGCATCATACTTTCTATCACGATTCTCTAAGAATAGTAAATCCTGTATTGCCGGTTTGGCTGGGTCATAGTCCGCATCACTCTTGTCTTGTGAACCGATATACTTATGAATTAACAGTGATGTACCGCCATGGTCAAAGTGTCCCTTGACTGTTTTATCAATAAATTTATAATCGTTACCCTTTTTAGGGTTCCATAGGCTAAGTCTTGCCATATCTATTTTTCTCCATAAGTTGACTTCTTACTGTATTTATCATATAATAGTGTTATATAATTTGAAAACTATAAATAAACATTTAGGAAGGTATGAATAATGATATTAGAAGATAATCAAGGATATTTGTCAGTGAAAGAGTTACTCTCTCCTTTTACTGTCAGGCAGTTTAAATTGTGGGCAATGAACCCAGACAATATACACCGTGGTAACGCTGTGAATGGGGAGTACTATGCGAACCATCGTAAAGGTAGAGAATACAATGTCTGTTGGAGTAAAGAGCCACCTAGAGAGATGTGGCAGCCTATTGTAGATAATCTCGCCAGATACATCGATGCGTTGTTTCAAGGCAAAGAATGGGATATTCATATTGTTGATACTATCACAACGAGACCAGGAAGTGCTAAAATTCGGGCACACATAGATACTCCTTATAGATTTGAAGAATATGCACGTTCAAAAAGTGACGAACTATTAGGGGTTCAGATTATTATTCCACTAGACACGTTCACAATAGAAAATGGAGCAACGTGTGTTTTGCCTGGCTCACACAAGAATAGATACTATTACCAAGATATACAAGACAACCAAGAAGAGTACAATGACTTGCTTATTACTGAAGGATTTCAATTTGTTTCTAATCCAGGTGATTGCTTGATATATAATTCGAGAACATTACACAGTACGATGCCAAATAACAGTAATGAATTTAGAAGTGCATTGTTGTTAAATGCAATTGATGTGAACATAATTGCACGAATTAAAGAACTAGATATGAATACAAAAACAGCCCATTGGAAGAAAAAATGACGAAAAACTTGACAAATGGCCCGTTGTGATGTATAGTAATCTTAATTATTGATATATAAAAGTAAAGATGAGGGAAATGTGACAGTAAAAACAATGAGAAAAAGCAAAGCAAAAAATAGAAACCCAATGTCCGATGAGGCTATCACCGGACCAGAGCCGGATTGGAAAGGAGCAGACACTTGGACAGCAGAGCAATATTATAGAGAACGTGCAAGGTGTCCATATTATTATAGTTATTACTTCAAGTCTAAAGATTTCGTTCCTTGGGTAGCCAAGTACATGAAAGCCAATGGCTATTCTAAAGACGACATAGCATCATATAAATCAGCAGAAGATTGGCGTACTAAGAGTACTCTTGCAGGATATATTATATGTTTGGGAAAGGGAATGCCAGAGAACCATGAAGGTGTTACTGAGTACTTTGAAACACTAGCAGGCATTTCAGCAACATCATTGAGAGATGTAACATCAATAGTCAAAGAACAAATAGAAGACATCATTGCTCATGGCAAAACAATGAAGATAGTGCAAGAGGAAGAAGAAGAAATTACTTCTACTAAGTACAAGCCATCTATTCAGCAACTTCTATTCAACAAGTCGTTAGAAATGTCAGACGAGATAGATGAATTTGTTGAAGAGTATGATGGCACATCAACAATGTTATCCAGTTTCGACCCTCAGAGAATGTTATTGATTGTTGGCGCTAAACCAAATCATGCTAAAATAATTGCATCAATATATAAACCAACATTTGATGATTTTTCAGAACTTGTTAATCCTCCGAGTACTAAAGGTATGGATGAACGTGAAAAAGATATGCAAGAACAACTCAAAGAGGGTTATTCACACTTATCTAGGTCTACAATAAAAAATCAGTTTAAGATGTACAAGACAATAATGGATGCGTGTGACAATATCGTACTAAAAGGTAAAGTAACAAGAAAGCCTCGTAAGAAGAAGGTGATAAGTGCTGAAAAGCAAGTCACCAAGTTTAAATATTTAGACCATCATCCAGAAACAAAGTCAATTAGTGTAAATCCAGCAGACTTAGTAGGGGCAAATAGTGCCATAGTATATAACTCTAAGACAAGAAAACTGGGCATATATCATGCAACTAATGTAGACCCAATGGGTATGAAAAGAGATGGCACTGGACTTAGTGTTAAAGGCACAACTATTCAAGGTTTTGACCCCACCACGAGCGTCCAAAAGACGTTACGAAAGCCAATCGAACAGTTAGCAAAGTTTAAGAAAATAGCAAAACGTTCATTCCAGAAGGAGTTTGATGCTATTAATAGTGTTGAGATTAAAATGAATGGCAGATTTAATGACCAGAGTTTGATTATAAAAGTTTTTTGATAAATACTGTTAACAATAGTTCATGTTAATGATATTTGAGGTCAAACGATGGCAAAACAACGTAATAAAATAAAAAATGATGTAATAAAGCAGATTAGACTGTTGCTTGGTGATGGCATGGTCGATATCGAACTAGACCCAGAACATTATGACCTTGCAATTGATATTGCAGTAGATAAAATAAGACAACGTTCTGAACAGGCAGTAGAAGAAGATTTCTATACTATACAGTTAAAGAAAGATGTTGATATCTATACTCTTCCTAAAGAAATAGCGGAAGTAAAGAAGATACATCATCGTTCATTTGGACATGGTATATCTGCTGGTGTAGATATGGATCCATTTGAATTAGCATATGCAAATTCATATTTCTTTATGAACAATCACGTTGGTGGTATTTCAACTTATGAATTATTCTCTCAGTACCGCGAAACACTAAACAAAGTTGCGGCAACTGATATTCAATTTATTTGGAATCCTGGTACTCATAAGATTAGACTTTTAAGAAAAATGAGAGCAGATGAAATTGTTTTACTTCATGTTTACCTAGAACGTTCAGACGACCAGTTACTAACAGACCCATATCTAAAATCATGGATGAGAGATTACTCTCTAGCATATTGTAAGAAGATGATAGGCGAGGCTCGTTCTAAATTCTCTGCACTTCCCGGCGCTCAAGGCGGGGTCACTTTGAATGGTGATGCCTTGAAAGCAGATGCAACCGCTGACATAGATAAGTTAGAAATGGAATTGAAACTATACATCGATGGTTCCGCCCCATTAGGCGTAATGATTGGTTAATTATAATACACCGACATCACCTACTTGCATGAACGATAAGAGTCCATTATCCCCTTTTAAAGAAGAATTTGGACTGAGTCCATTATCCCCTTTACATGGAAATACTAAAAGTCCCTGCATCAGTGTATGTAAATACAACGAAAAAAACTTCTGTGTTGGCTGTAAACGCCACATGAATGAAATCTTTGATTGGTTAGATTACCCAGACGATATGAAAGATGCCATCTTAGAAGATATCAAAACTCGAAATATAAACTCAGAAAAAGGTTGACATCCAGTTGATTATTGTGGTATAATAACTATATCACAAATGAGAAGAACCCAAATGATAATAGGTATTACCGGTTTAATAGGCTCAGGCAAAGGCACTGTTGCTGATATTCTAGTTGAAGAACACAATTTTATTAAATTAAGTTTTGCAGATAAACTTAAAGATGGAGTTGCAAGTGTATTCGGCTGGAACCGTACTATGCTTGAAGGTGACACTGTAGAAAGCAGAGAGTGGCGTGAAACTGTTGATGAGTTTTGGACTAATGAAACAGGAAGAGAAATAACACCTAGATTAGTGCTACAAGAGTTCGGTACAGATTGTATGAGAAATGGATTCTATCAAGGAATCTGGGTTAGTCTAGTCAAGCAAGAAATAATCAACAATCCTGATAATAAGTATATCGTTCCTGATGTACGTTTCGCAAACGAAATACAAGTCATAAAAGACCTTGATGGTGGAGTTTGGAATGTCAGACGTGGTGAACTACCATCTTGGTGGGGATATGCTATTCAAGACAACGAACATCCCGCTTCATCACTAATGAAAGACTATCATTCTGATGTTCATCAAAGCGAATGGAGATGGATAGGCAAAGACGAACAGTTTGATAATATACTTTATAATGACGACACAATAGAGTCGTTATATAGTAAAGTTTCGGAAGGGTTGTCTACGTAGTTAACCCCAAAAACAGTGTTTTTTCATGGTTTTGACTAAATAGTAGTAACGAAATATATTATTACAGACACAACAAACAGGAGAAAATACGATGGCTACATTAGTATCACCAGGAGTTGCAGTATCCGTAAGTGATGAATCACAATACGCGGCGGCTACACAAGGCACTCTACCATTATTAGTTATTGCTACGGCAAGTAACAAAGCAGATGCCTCAGGAAGTGCAATTGCGGCTGGTACAAAACCAGCAACAGCAGGAGTTGCCTACTTAGTTTCATCTCAAAGAGAATTAGTCGAGACATTCGGCGAACCAAATTTTTATAAAGTCGGCGGTAAGGTTGTACAAGGTTCTGAGACGAGTGAGTATGGTCTTCTAGCGGCATATCAATACCTAGGTGTTTCAAATAACGCATACGTTATTCGTGCAGATATTGACTTAAAAGAATTAGAAGCATCATCAACACAACCAGCAGGCGTTATCACTAACGGTACATATTGGCATAACACTTCAAAATCAAAATTCGGAATGTTCAAATGGTCAGGTACAGCATGGGCGGCACAATCAGTTTCAGTTTTAAATGATGCGCCAGGAACAGGAAACGTAGAAGCAATTTCAGGTGGCTTTGCGGCTCCATCAAACGCATTTGGTCAAGCAGGTGACTTCGCAGTTGTAACATCTACTGCAAACGTTTCATATTATGAGAAAAAAGCAAGTGCATGGATATTATCTGGCGACACAGGTTCAGCAGATTTTCAATTCAACATGTTCGCACCAACTAAACAATCAGATGGCTCAACTGCACTAGCGGCAGGCGATGTTTATGTTCGTTTATCGACAGCAGGTTCTGGTTTAGACGTAGACTTAAATGTTTATAACACTACATCAGGCTTATTTACAGCAGTTCAGGCACCTTCATATGCATCAGACGATTTAGCAAGTGCTAAGTTGACAACTTTAGGTGATGTTTATGCACAGTATAACACTGCGGCAAATGGCTTTGCTCATTGGAACTTAAAACGCCACACAGGCGCAACAACATCAGTTCTTACATCTGGTACGTTACCGAGTATATCAAGCATTTCAGCAGTAGTTTCAATTGAAGGTACTTCAAAGACTTTCTCATCTGCTACAATTGATGCAGTTTTAACGGCAATTCAAGCAGATGCGGCTATAAATACTGCAAATGTAAAAGTTGAAAAAGTTGGTACAAACAAAATTCGTTTTACTAAGACAGACGGTAAAGAATTAAATCTAGTATTTGCTTCAGGACACACTGCAATGGGCTTTGCGGCAGCAACACAAACTAAATCAGTTTGGGAAGCATTGTCTTATCAAGCAAAAGCAACACAAATTACAGGTACAATCGCAGAAGGTACACATTGGTTCAATGCTAGTCTTAAGATGGAGATTATGAAGAACGTTGATAACGGTGGAACAATGGAATGGCAAAAATACGCATGGTCTGAAGACACAGATGGTCTTGCACCAAGCGAATTGCAACTCGTTTCATCCTCACCAACAAAACGTAAAGATAAAACATCTTCACTAGTAACTGGTGATATCTGGGTAGACTCAGATGCGGCTAAGTACCCAACAGTATATCGTTGGTCAGGTTCAGCATGGGTTAAATTAGATACAGCAGACCAATCATCAACAGCAGGTTTAGTATTCAGTCATTACTCATATGATGCACCTTATGATTCATCAGGCGCGGCAGTGGCAAGAACAGCACACGCTTCAAAAGCCAATCCAGCCTTACATCCAGAAAACATTCTGATGATAAACATGGACTACTCTACTTACAACGTTAAGAAATATACTAGCGGTAAGTGGGTTTGGGCTTCAGGTGTAAACACTGATGGTTCTGGCAAGTTTGGAGCAGAGGCACAAAGAGCAATGGTTGTTACGGCTATGCAATCGGCAGTAACTGGAAATACTGGAATTCGTTCAGAATCAGTATACTTCAATCTAATAGCGGCTCCAGGATACTTCGAGTTGATGGATGAAATGATTACTTTGAATAAAGATAAAAAAGAAATCGCATTCGTAGTAGGTGATTGTCCAATGACATTGAAATCAGATTCAACATCATTGAAAGCATGGGCAGATACATATGTTCCAGCAGAAACTTACGCGGCAATTTATTATCCACATGGTTACTCAAGTGACTTGTCAGGTAATAATGTTGTTATACCATCATCAGCAATCGCACTAAGAACTATCGCATTCTCAGACCAGGTTTCATATCCATGGTTTGCTCCAGCGGGTCTTACACGTGGTGTAGTTTCAAACGCAACACAAGTTGGTTATGTAAACGCTGAAGATGAGTTTGTTAAAGTACAATTAAGTGAAGGTCAACGTGATACATTATACACAGGACGTATGAACCCAATCGCAGACTTCCCAGCACAAGGAATAGCAGTATTTGGTCAGAAGACAACACAAGCAACTGCAACTGCTCTAGATAGAGTAAATGTTGCACGTTTAGTTAACTATATGCGTCATAACTTAGACCAGATGTCTCGTTCATTCTTATTCGAGCAAAATGATAAGATTACTCGTGATAATATGAGAGATGCAGTTGAACGTTTTTGTGGCAATCTTGTTACTACAAGAGGTTTATATGACTTCTTGGTAGTTTGTGATGACTCAAACAACACACCAACACGTATTGACAGAAATGAATTATGGGTAGACGTAGCAATACAACCAGCGAAAGCAGTTGAATTTATCTACATCCCACTTCGTATCAGAAATACTGGTGAAACATTATAATATAAACTAGAGAGTTTAGTTTAAAACCCCTCCTTAGTGAGGGGTTTTTTATTGTCTGATGTAAACTGATAAATACAGTTATGAGAATTAATGAAGTAATATTACACGAGGAACTACTAGACGTAAAGTCAGTTATAACTTCGTCTATAAAAAAATTAGATAAAGTTTTTAAGAGTAACAACTACGAACTAAGAATAGTAGGTGGTGCTGTTAGAGATATTGCTTTAGGTAAAACTCCAAAAGATATTGACTTGGCAACTGATGCCACACCAGACGAAATGATTGCGATACTTGATAAAGCAGGTATTAAACATAAGCCAACAGGTTTAGAACATGGCACACTCACAGCAATATTAGATAGTGAACCATTTGAAATCACAACACTAAGAGCAGATAAAGAAACTGACGGCAGACATGCAGAAGTTGAGTTTGTTAAGAGTTGGGAAGAAGATGCTAAACGCAGAGACCTAACATACAATGCTATGAGCATGGATATGGAAGGTAATGTATTTGACTACTTCAATGGCATGGACGACTTACAAGATAAAGTCAGTAAGTTTGTGGGCGATGCAGATGAACGTATCAAAGAAGACTATTTAAGAATATTAAGATACTTCAGATTTCAAGGCAGACTATCGACCCCAAGTTGGAATGACGATACGTTAAAAGCAATTAGTTCAAACACATCAGGATTAGCAAAAGTTAGTGCAGAACGTATTTGGCAAGAAATGAGTAAAGTACTTTCAGGACAGAATGTTGCTAGTGTCTTAGACCACATGACTAAAACAGGTGTTAGTAAAGTTATAGGATTATCAACAAACGATTTAAGCAAAGTCAAAGATAAAGGCAACTCTATTGTAGCATTAGCACAAATGGGCAACACAGTAGACATAGCAAAACGTTGGAGATTAAGTAACAACGAATCGGCTCTGTTAGACTTTTTAGTTAAGAATAAAAATAATTCTCTTGACCAAAAGAAAGTAGAAGATATGATTGCCGATGGAGTTAATAAAGATTTAATTTCAGCACTGGCAACTCTACAAGGCAAAGATGTAAACATAGATGCAGAAGTACCAACCTTTCCTATTACAGGCACTGACTTAATTGCCAAAGGTATGAATCCAGGACCAGAAATTGGTACAAAACTTGGACAACTAAAACAAAAATGGAAGCAAAGTAACTTCAAGGCAACTAAAGATGAATTGTTAAAAGAGAATTCAGACTTGGGTACTCAACGAGGAAGATTAGAATATCATCTAAAGCAACCAGTTGGCGATGATATGTTAGTTCATTTGTCTGGTTTAGGAAAGTTTCACAAAGGTGATGATACTCTAGCAGACATAGTACCAGAAAGAAATGGCATGTATGCATTACATCCTGACAAATGGGAAAGTACATTCTATAGTCTAACAAATAAAGATGCTAAAAAAATTGTTCATTATAAGCCAACATTGATAAAAGCACCATCAGATATGATTATTGCTGATATGGCTATAGCAAATAGATTTTACAGAACAGATAATCCAGAAGAGCAAGACAAACTTGCAAAAGAATATAAAGATAGTATAGGTAATGATGTGTCTAGTATGAAAATGCCAGAAGTTATTATATCTATGAATGAATCATTAACTGAAGCAGTACATAAATTTATGACTGGTCATGGTGTTACATTTGGTGGTAAGAAACACGAAGAAATGGAAATTGAAGTAACAGGAACTGATGATGTAAATAGAAAGTATCAAATTATGATACTTACACCAAAAGAATTATTTGGTAAAACAGTTTCAGTTAGTTCTAAATATATGGAAAGAGGTCCTTGGACAAAGACTACAACATTAAAGGCATTTGAATAATGAATATAAATAGAAAAACGTTAGAACTACTACTCTTAAGATACAATGAGATGTACACTGCTATATTAAAACCATGTGCTGAGAAAGAGAAGTTTGCAACACTAATTAAAGATATAGAACTTCAAATAGAAAAAGCAGGCAAAACTATTGAATACTCTGGTGGCTTATCAGTACTAGAATATGCAACAAAGTTAGCGGCTGAGGCAAATGAAAGAACAGCCTCGATGCCACTTCCAGCAAAGAAATCCAAGAAAAAGGCTAATGCAAGTATATAAGGAAACAATATGGCACTTCACTTGTAAGGGATGTAATGGATTTTGGTCTATTGCAGCCTCTGATGAATGGGTTCCGACTGAACTATTTTGTCCACACTGTAGTTCAAAACGCACATATAACGAAGAATTAATAGAACGAGTAGCAGACAACGACTATCTTCCTGAGAGTAAGAATACTCAACTCGAACACTATTATGAGTTTGAAGACGATTTTGGTGACATTGAAGAACTCAAAAAAAGCATGATTGTACAAGAGAAGTCATGGTCTAAAATGAACGAAGAAGAATTACCCAGTCCTATTGCACCAGACCCAGATATTGAATATACTGGAGATGAATGGTGTTCATGTGGGCATAAAAAACTAGATTGTGATTGCAAAGCAGGATGTAATTGTGGGTGCAACAGTCGATTTTTACATGCATATTAACTAACAACTTAATTATTAATAAAATAGATAAATACTAGTGTTAAAACCATAGTTCATAATACTATTATAGGAGATAAAGAAAATGGCAAGAACATTAAACAATTTTGGTGTACCTACTGATTCTGGTGATAATGCCACTGGTACTGGTATCTTACAACCAAAACTAAACTATAGATTCCGTGTAGTAGTTGCTGGTTTTGGTGGAGTATTAGGCGGCAGTTCACAAGAATTCACAAGACAGGTTATGAATGTATCACGACCTAAAGTATCACATGAGTCAATTCCATTAGATTCATACAACTCACGTATGTATGTCATGGGCAAGCACACATGGGAACCAATTACAATTACATTGCGTGATGATATCGCAAACAATCTAACTAAACTAGTTGGTCGTCAAGTACAATCACAGTTAGACCACAAAAATCAAAGAGGTCCTTCAGCAGGTACTAATTATAAGTTTTCAACATTGATTGAAATCTTAGATGGTAACTCTGGTGATGCTACCGAGCAGTGGCAATTAGAAGGTTGTTTCATTACAAACGCTGATTACTCACAAACTGATTACGCAGTTTCAGATCCAGTTACGATTACGATAACTCTTCAGTACGACAATGCTGTATTGAATGATGATATTATGCCTCCAATGGACTTTACATCTGATTCTACAATAGCAGGTTAATTTAACCAGGAGGGTTAAACTCCATGTCGTTTACTAGAAAAAGTAAAAAGAACACGGCCAGACGAGTTCTGGCCGATAGTGCGAATGCAAGACATAGATTTGGTTTTGCAGGCGAGAGTGGCTCGCCAATTGTCTCGGGCACTCCAAAACTTTCTGACCTTTGGTTTTTAGAATTCACTACAGTTACTAACTCTGGCTCCAATGACCTGACTAAGGTGTCTTCAATGGCAAAAGCAGTGTCTCCTATTTCAATCAATACATCAACGATGCCTGTTGACCAATATGGCAAAAGAATTTATATTCCTACTCGTGTAGATTTTCCAGAAGTGAATGTCACTATGTATGATACAGTTGATGGTAAAATGTTTGATGTAGTAGAGTCAATATATACTAAATTCTTTAAGAATAACGATGCTAAAATTACAGGTGCAAATGCAGAAGAAGTATTAACAAGTAATAATATGCATGGTAGAAAACTACCAGACACCAGCCATGATTACTATCATCAACATTTTGAAAAAATAACAGTATATCACTTTTTCGGCAATCTTGATGCTCCATCTCCTCATTCGGATCAAATTAATACAGGCGCAGGAACTCTTCAAAAAATTGAATTAATCAATCCATTAGTTACCAACATTACATTTTCTAGTAGTGATTATAGTGTTACTGAACTTAGAACTACAGATTTACAAATACAACCAGAAAATGTAATAATAAGTAAACCACAAGATGATGTAGCATTTCCAGATTGGATGACATTGGGCATGGATTACATGTTAGATAGATTAAGTCCACAACTTAAGAGAAAAGAGGGTAATCTTTATCCTGACCATTTTGGTGATACTGGGTATGGTCCTAGAACAGAAGATGGTAGGTTCAAAGAGAAAATTACTGATACACTAAAACAAGATGAACGAGAGTATGCAGATACTAATCTAAAAATATCTGAATTAATGACATTGTATAATGCTCAAATTAAAAACCCTAATGAACAAGGTAATGCCGCATTAGAGGCTGCCTTAAAAGAACGAATTGGTGTCATAGATGTTGCAAGGTCAAATAGATTTTCAAAAAATTCAAAGAATCCAAAGAATGAATTTTCAACTCCTTATGAAGCAACGTATAAGAATCCAGATATTCCAGGATTTGGTGGAATAGGAGATAGCAATCCACCTACAAATCAATATCCAAGATATACTACTGACTTAGGCGATAGTATGGTTCAAGAATTGATTGGTGCATTTTTTGGTCAACGTAGTTTTAATACGAACAATATTAAACAGAGTTTGATAAGTACATTAGTTGGGGCTACAGGATTCCCACAGAATCTAAATATTGGCGGTACTAGTTTATTGTCTGGTGCTACAACAGCCCAAAAAGGTGCATATGAGACTACAGAGAAAGCGTTAAAGCCAGTAGTTAGTGAGACTATTCCTGTATTTAAATCTGATTCTGCTCCTGGCAATCTTGGCGTAAGTAGAATGATTAAGAAGAATTTCAAATGAGAATAGATATATTAACAGCAAAATTATTGAAAAAGGGCTTCAGTCAAGAAAAGGCAGAGTCGTACGCTGTAGAGGTTATAAACCTTGCGAAGATGTACGGTGTAAATCCTTATGACTTCATAGATGAACTATCAGAAGAATCAGATTTCAATGAATTAGGAGAGTTCGTTTTTAATAGTGCTTTGCGATTTGGTTACCAGACGGGCAAAATGGCTGCTCGTTCACCAAACAATTATGTCGCAAGGGCAATTATTAAATAATGGCAAAATTCCATCAAGGCAAATACACAGTAATAAACGAAGAAAAATACTCAGGAAACGGAACGCCCGTTTTTCGAAGTAGTTGGGAACAGACTTTTATGCAGTTCTGTGACAACAATCCAAACGTGATGGCATGGGCAAGTGAGCCTGTTAGAATTACGTATAAGCATCCTTTGAATGGTAAACTAACAACATATGTTCCTGATTTTATTGTCGTATACAGAGATGCAAAAGGTAAGAAAAACGCAGAACTAATCGAAATCAAACCAAGTAATCAATCTAATCCTAAATTTGCAAAAGGTAGAGGGCAACAGGCACAAGTAGCAATAAACTATGCCAAGTGGGATGCCGCAACACATTGGGCAAAAAAACGTGGGATGAGATTTAGAGTTCTTAATGAAGGTGATATCTATGCCAACACTAAGAAACCTAAAGCAGTTAAAAAACCTAAGAAGCCCATCAAACCAAGATAACACACCTTAGGACCGATATAAGTTTCGGCTTTGCTGTTACATATGTCTTATAGGTGAGGATGCCGTTATCCTTTATTCATATCGCTACTATGACTACAAAAAACGGCAACTCTATTTTTGATAAATACGTATATAACTAATTAAGAGTGGATAACATGACAAAAAAACTAGAAGAAACCTTTGATATACAACCAGCAGAAGAAATTGTTGAGACAATTGAAGAGGAAACACCCTCAATAGAAGAATCAAAAGAACTAACCGAGATTCTATATTCTGAGTTAAAAACTACTGAGAAGATTGATAGTGCATTACCACTAGTGTCAGACCTTAATAAGCATGATAAAGAGATGGATGATATTCATAGAATGGCATTAGATGCGTTTAATGATTTAGTTCAATTAGGAATGAATGTAGAAGTACATGCTGGTGCAAAGTTGCTAGAAACAGCAAATCAGATGCTAAAAACGGCTATGGAAGCAAAAGATAG